GCCTTTTTTATTTCTTCCATAATAAAATATTATAATATACAAATTATACATTACTTGGGTTCAAAAGAACCTAAGTCAAAATCACCACTAAGTATATCATTGCCTGCTGATTCGAATGATTTTGGCGGTAAATTATTTTTTCTTTGATTAATTAGCTCGCTTTGTTGAGTAGCTTGTAATTTAGTACGCTCGTCTTTTCGATCTTCTTTTTCTTTAATTGTTTGTTTTTGCGCATTAACCTCCATGCCTTTCAACTGCATATTCATTTGAAACTCAAGATTCATTAAATCTTTTTTAAGCTGCGCTTCTTGCGTTAATTTCTGTATGTCTAGCTGAGCTTCTATTTGTTTTAGCTCCGCCTTTTGAGCCGTTAACGCTTGTTGCTTTTGTATTTCTGCCTGTGCAGCCACTTGTTGCGATTGAGCATTTGCCTGCGCCTGAGCTTGAATATTTTGCTGCTGTATCATTTGATCGCGCTCAGCTTTTTTCTGGCGTCTTATCTTTAGCATTTGATTTGCAAGTTGGGTATTTTTAATTTCTCTTAAATCAATTGCATCCTCTAAATCTATAAGCTGTGCCGTTAATGCTACCTGAATATTATTTTCAAGCTTTTGTTTTTCTTCCTCATCTGGCATTAAATCAATAAATATGCCAAAGTCATGTATATGTAATTGCGACAGCTCAGATAATGTAGCAACATTATGAACACCTATAGATTGAATAAAAGCTTCTCTTGCAGGCGAATATTCAATAACGTCAGATATACGTAAAGATATTTTTTCAGCAGTTTCAGCTGTTAAAAATAATCCACTTTGTAAAATATGCCGCGTTGCTGTATTAGAATTTGCTGCTGCTAATTTTTGTATGCCTACTAAAGAATTTTTATCAGGCATACTCCCGTCCCTTGCTTCATTTAATCCTGTAACATCCCGCATCATTTGCATATAATAATTATATGTGCTTACAAGCGATGCAATTTTATTGCTACCTGAAGAAGAATTTATTTCTTGTATAGGAATTTTGCCTGGGTTAATATCCCCTTCCGATGTAAAAGATCTCCCAATAACAGATCCCGTTTGGAAAAACATATTTAGTGCTTCTTGCGGATTGTAATTTGTACCGTTACCTAAATCTATTTCTGCTAATCCGTCAGCGTCTAAATAAATACCATCTGGCATCATTCTTGACAAAACTTGCTGAAGTTTTAAATGAGTTATTTGAATCATATCAGCAAATCCTGTCATTCTACTTACTAAAGACTCTAATTTGCCATTATACATCCTAGGCGCAACTATAGAATAATTTGTTTTTACTTTAGTAGCATCGCTTTTGGGGCGTAGCATGTTTTCACATAATTGCCATTTTAAAAGCATATTAGCACCTGGAATATAAGCTCCTTCGTATAATACTTCAATATTAGTTGCTATTCTTTCAAATCTAGTTCTAGAATCCTTAGGCGGATTAAAATTATCATCTTTTTTAATAGCCTTGTCAGCGCCTGTTGCAGTTTGTTTTATTTTATAAATTTCATTATGGTAAGTTTTATAATTAAAATATAAAATATCAACACTGTTATTATCTTGTTTGTCTGAGTGAGGGTTATATTTATTATATGTTTTATAATTACTATATCCTTGCTCAGATATTTTTTTAAGATCTTCGTCTGTTAAATTTGGAAATTGTTTTTTAAGCTCGTTAACAGGTAATGTTTTTATTTCTCCAACATAGTATATATCATCAAAATAAGGAGACTCGGTATAAGAATAAACTAAATTAGCGGGGTCTACATATTCAACTTGTATACCTTCCGATGTTGTAAAATTGGTTTTTACACAGCCAATGCCTAACACAGCTAAATCATAGTAAAACCTTTTTTTAGTTAATTCATAACGATTTTTTTCAAAAATAGTTGTAATAGCTTGTTCTTCTGCAATTTCTACAGCTTCCTTATAGTTAAGCTGCATATGAATATTTAATTCATCTTCATTTTTAGGAAGCTCAGGCACTTTGCTTTCTCTAAGATCTAAACCAAAATTTTCTACAGCATATTGATCTAATTCTTGCGCTTCCATATCGCGCAATATTTTTTGCATATACTCGGTGCGTTTTTCAACGCCAAACGGATCTTGCGAATATGCTTTTATATCATATGTTCTTTCAGCTATACCATTAACTACTATATCTACAAACTTAGGTATAATAGGCACGGGTTTCCAATCAAGATTCAAATAAGACATATCGCCATTAATGGACAATTCGTCTTTATATTTTTGTACAGACTGCTCGCCTCTTGCGTATAAACGTAATTTATGAAATGAATTTAAATTAGTATAAAATCTATTCGTAGCTGAATCTCTTTTAAACCATTCGTTTTCTATAGCACGAGCAACTTCTAACCCATAAGATGGGTCTGCTTTTTTAATGTCACTAACTGATTGGCTAGGAAAATAACTTTTTACAACTGACTCAGCCATAATTTTTTATTATTTTTGATTGTGAACCATCGTTTTTATATCTAGCGATGTTCAAATTAAGCTTTAATTTTGTTTTTTCTTGATTGGGTGCATATAAATTTTTATTACAAGCCATAATGGCTAAGCCCGAGCTAATAGCAGCATCAAACTTTGTACGTTTGTTTATATCAAATTTTGCCCAATCATTTAGTGTATTATTAAAATACATATTACCGTATTCGTTATTTTCTAATACACCAACATATTTTTCTATATATGATTCAATAGCGGCAGCGTGTGCCTGTCTTATATCCTCAGAAGAGTTAGGGATTCCACCAATTTCTTTTTCCGTAACAGATAACTTATTTCTAGCTCTGTCAGGTCTATTCATTGAAAATCCACGATAGCCTCTTCTTCTTAAATAATATAATAATCTAGGTTTGTTATTTTCCGCAAGCAATGGCATTCCATAAAAGGCTAATGCCATAAGCACATCTTCAAAAAACATTTCTGCTGTTTGAGGACGTGCTACATATTCTAAAAAAAACATATTAGCGGGTGCATCTTCCATGCTAAACTTTGTTAACCCGTGCAATGCACCTTTAGATCCTTGGCCGTCTGTAGTACCTGATATATCGTAACTATCACAGCCAAACGCGCCTATATGTTCATTTCCAGGGTACTTTACCCCGTTCTTTACTATTACGCGGTTTTGCAGGTTTGCAGGCGGCACCCAACTTACTTTAAATCTACCACTAGGGTTAGGGCTAAAAATAACCTTGCTATCTTTAATACCGTTTTCCCATTGAAAACTACCGGTTGTGATGCCTGCTAAAGATTCAATATCATCATTATAATCTATTTGCTCATATATACGAGCTAAATTAAATATACTATTTTTTGTTTCGTCGCGGAATGCGTGTTCTTCCGTCCTTGGAAACTGACGATAATATTCGTTTAGGCCGTCCTGGTCGCCTTTTAATCCGTCAACCTCATTATCCCAATGCTCTATAACTCCGATGTCAATAGGGTCTCCGTATGGGCCCTCAGCCGGTTCTTTTGGCGTATCAAATACAGGGTGTCCATAAGAATCAATGAATCCCTCGTAATTCCACTCCATAGGTATGAACAAGCTATATAATCCGCTGCGAGTCTGTCCATTGCGGTTTCTTTTTGTAACGTCTGAGTCATTATATAGTTTTTTAAAATTTTCACCACCTTTATCTAAAGCATTTGATGTTGATCCCATCATACACTTACCGATGACTCTACTACCTAGTCTAAGTGTTGTTTTGGTAACACGCCAGTTATTTAATATATTATCTGGCTTTTCCCATTTACCGCTTTCATCGTGAACTAACAGTTTTAGTTTTTCACCATCATAACTGTTATCACCTGTATTTTTCCAGTCAATAGTTGTGTCAAGACCTTCAAGTTCTTCGCGTTGCTGTCCTGATTCTATAGACTTTCTTGTTAACTTTGATGCCGGCACCCTATATGCTAATTCTGTTTTAGGCCGGTCCATACCGTCTTGTATAGGCTTAAAAAAGAACGGATAGTTTATTGATATTGGTACAACCTTATCTGTGAACATTTTCTTCGCATCGGAGCC